TGTCTGTTGCCCATTGCCAGCACTCATATACGACCACACTTGGTTATTGTCACCTGTTTGTGTAAAGGTTGTGCTTGTGTTATTACCACTCAATAGAGCCCTACCACCCGAACCAGTTATCTTATTGTCAGCACCATCTTGTGATATAGTCAAGTCAGAGCTGTCACCAACTTGTCTTACATAAATTTCGTTCGCTTCACAAACCTGTGCAGTAAAAAATAGTAATATTAATAGCACTCCCATATGAGTACCTGTAACTGATTTACCTAACTTGGATAATAGTAATTTCATTATTACTCCCTTCCCCTATGGGGATGTCGTAGAGTTCTATTTCGTCTTGTTTTAAGTTAATTCTGTAATCATGGTTCTTACTTAAATCAGCATCAAACACATTATTACCACCATCTCTTCTAAACTTCCAATTTGTATTGTAGTCATATATCTCAACCCCTGTATCTGGGTTTTTACCTAACTGAACACCATCTTGCATCTTAGTGAATTCATCTCTCATCTGTAGTGCAAGTTGTTCATTAAGAATGTCTAGAATGTTTGCTAACAAATCTGCACCAAGAAAATCTAAATCTAAAGAAGTTGCCCATGTCGAATCTTTGACATCTAGTAGTTCATCTGTCTTAAAAGCGTCAAATTCTAGATAATCTATACCCAAAAAATCTGCAAGTTTCTTAGCCCTTGCTGATTCTGATTCTGGATCTAATTCTACAGGTTTTCTTCTAATCAATAAATTCATAATACTAGACTCATCCATATCAAGAATTACTGGTTTGGTAGGTTCTGTGTATGGACTAGGTACAACAGTCGCCTGAAAGGCCTGATTCATAATAACCATACCCACCTCAGATGATACTGTAATCTCACCGACAACACAATTACCATAAGAATTGCATGAAGGTAGAAGTACAATAGTACTGCTACCGAGCTCGTCAATTGTCATAGAGAAATCAGTTCCCCTAACGCCAACTACGGCGGTAGGAGTTCTAATCTTTATATTCTGTCTACTATTCTTTGCAATCTGTCCAGACGCATATCTCATCGTACCAAATGAGGCCTTTAGTGATAATGAACCTGTCTGTGTAGCAGGGTCATATACAAAGGAATCAATGACTAATTTAGAATGCTCTGTTACATCTACTCTAGTCTCATCAATGAATTCAATAGATGTTCGCCCACTCTTGGTACGAACTGTATCCATAGATTCCATACCAAAACCCTTGTCAATGGCTTCAAAACCGTCATTGCCACGTTCAATATTTGTTTCACCCTTCTGTTCAATAACTGTACCAATATTTGCAAATGCAGAGGTTGTTATTAAAGCAAGAAGTAAACTAGTCCGACTGATTGATGTCAATGTCAAAGTTATCGCCCTGTATGTCGAGGTCAACAGTCTGATCGTTCAATCCACTTTGGTTAATGTCAATCGTACCGCCACCACCTGTTACATTTACGTCTATACCGTGTCCAGTAGTACCGTTACCAGTTTGGACAGTTGTTATTGCAACACCTTCATTAGATGCAGCAGATGTAGTTGCTAATGATGCACTATTGTCGAGTACAACTGTAAGTGCTGCATTTGTTCCGTTGACAGTAGAGTTTATAATACTATTATCACCTGTCACTGTAAAGTTAACTACAGCAGTTGATGCATCTGATGTCTCCCCAATGTCAAATGTAAAAGCGTTACCGTCACCAGTAGTTGCTATATTCAAAGTTACGTCATCACAGTTTCCGGCTGCAGATGAACTACAATCTAAATTTACTGTATTTGATGATCCGTTAAAAGTCCAAGCGCCTGTGTAATTTGCGCCCCTAATTGTTGCTTCAATTATGTTATAGTTACCTTGTTGTGTAATCGCAAAAGTCATGCCATCACCATTTATCACAGCAGCGGTAGTAGAATTTCCTACTACGTTATCAGTACCGTCCTGTGTAATATCTAGATCTAAATTATCTCCCACCTGTGTAATGTAAATGTCGTTGGCAGCAGAGTATGGCGCAAGCACCAATGCGGTTATCATAACAAAGAATAACCTTAGTATGTATCTGGTCATTTCTTCTCCTTTATGTAAAGGTCTGTTTGTTCATAGTTCCACAAACCTTTTGATTCGCCCTTTCTTATCATGTTAATAATCGCTTGGTCGATTGCCGCTTTAACTGCAATAGAGGTCGGCTCATTTGCTGCCGCACCACTCTCCATTTCAAATGCCCTAGTTCCCATTTCGAAGAACCTAAAGACATTAAAATCGTCCTTTACACTAGCAATAGTTTTCGTGACATTAACTGTTAAGATAACTTTGCCAGAGTTAACAGAAACAAGTCTCATTGAAACTGTAACTTGATCTGTCCTATAGGAAGTATCGCCTCCAACACCAAAGTAGCGCAATCCTGTGCCTCCACTTACGGTATTAGCATCGTATCCGACAATACCCCCTTCCAATATTAAACCAGCTAACTTCAAGGGTTTAAGCTCTGGTTTCTTTTCACCTTTTTCATATTGTTCATATGTGGACTTCGCTAGTTGTCTTTCTTTAACTAGATTATCAAGTCCCCCTCGTTCTATCACTATAAACCAATCACCCTTAGCTGCATTTTGAAGGGCATCTATTACCCAAGAATCTGCACCTTGAGTGACGGCTGATGATAGATTTGAAAACCTGTCATTAGGTTTTCGTTGTCCTGTCTTATCTTGAAACGAGTACACCGCAATAGTCATCGGTGGAGCGTCCAATAATGGGAGGTCTTCCAGCCTCTCCTGTACACCACTCACAAATTTAGTGGGTGGTTGTATATCTAAATTCTGTTGGGCTGTAGTTGAACATCCCCCTAATAAACATGCAAGAATCAAACCAACTATGTAATTTTCCATTCAGAAACCAAATCCAGTAAGAGGAACAACTATTTCTGTTACAGTACCATCCTCATCAGTTATCGTTACTGTAATAGTTCCTGCTGTTAAATCTTTTACCCAATAGATAGTCGCACCTTCTAACTCAGCAGTACCAGAAAGAGCTCCGTCATCCTCAAACATACTATCGACAAGATTCTTAGAAATTTGAGCGTAAATACGAGATTCGACATTATTAATAAACTTATTAATAGTTTTATTAGCTTCTTCTCTAGCAGCTTCTCGTTCAGCTGATTCTTTATCGTCTTGTAATTTTTGTTTGCGATTGTGCTCGATTTGAGCAATTGAAAGGAAGTGTTGTGACTGTCCTATTCCACTAAATGAAGGACTGCCAAATGTATGTACTAGGTCGCTTGCGTAACTAGTTATCGGTGTTAGTAGGAGTAGTATCCCTAGTAGTTTTATTTTCTTCATGTCTTGATCCGTACCTCTGTAAAATTTCTTCTATTTCACCATCTATAGGTTTACCTGTCTTGTCGTAATGTTCTAATAACATTGAGAGCTTAGTATTTAGACGTATCAAGTCGTTGTCGAGCATTCTTATTCTATCAACTAGTGCAATAAGTGTTCCCATTGTCTGCCCAATAATAGGGTCTATAACTTCAGTAACCCACTTCCATATAAAATATACGAAGTATCCAAGGCCGACTGCCGCCAGGATGGGGAATCCATACTGATTAATTGCTTCTACCAATCCCTCCAACTATCCGCTCCTCTAATCACGCCTGGCATCTTCCTTGCCTTCGTTTGCCGCAATCCTGTCAATGTTTGGTTTAACACCAAACGCATAACTCATCAGAGCGTCAATCTTTACCAAGTCATTGTTCATAGTCTGCACACGATTATCTAATTGTCCTATTATACTTCTGAGGGTCGTTACGCTACTCGTAACTCCTGCTAATATAAATCTAATTGTAAGGAACACAAAATAACCAGCAGCAATAGCACCTGCTATCGGCGCACCAACGTCACCAATGAATGATAATATATCCATATGTTTACTCTCTCAATAACTACTATTTATAATAAAAAGGTCTTAAAACAAGTATCCACTATTACATAGAGTACAGTAGACTGCAACCGACTTTAGTGGGTGGTCTATATTAAGCATCACGCCCCATGATACTCTACTGCACTCTATTATTTATACGGTTTAATAAAAAAATTAACACAAAAAAAAGGGACGGAGTTTTGACACTCTGTCCCTTGTTCCCACATCAAAAGTTTTCTATGTTTCACAACTGGGTGGGGTTATTGATGTGTTGTGTACCACCCCTTGTTGCTAATCTATTTTAGGTCTGTGTGTTACACCACTACCCTAGTATAGATACCTATTCGTTTGCCAACTTTTCAAAGTATGACATAGCATCATCATCGTCATCAGATGCCGCAGGCGCACTGCCTTTCATAGGTTCTGGTGCAGATTCAGACTTGAACTGAGGTTTAAAGTCAGTCGTACCTTCATCTTCCATAATCCTATCAGCAGCAGTCTTAGCGGTGTTTACTGTACCAGTAAGAACTGCATCTAAACGAGTCTTCAATTCATCATATGATTTGAAGTTAGACGGTGCAAGAAACTCAGCAAGTGAGTGTTGACTAGCATAGATTGTCTCCAACTCTTCATCAGTTGGTTTCAATGCAGATTTAGCATCCAAACCAGACTTATCGTAGTT